AAGAACGTGCATCAGAACTGGCTAAGAATTTATTTGCGCTTGGAATAACAAATAAATTTACAATTGAAGCAATTATAAAAGCATCTGCAAAAGAATCTGGAGTTAATCCAGCAAAACCAGAAGCAGGCGCATCCGCATGGGCGAATACTGTTAAAGGCACTAACATGACATATGCTAAAGGCACGTCTCATGAAAAAACTGGATTAACAGGTTATCAATATATGAGAGAAGTATTTCCACAGTTAAAATCAATGGATGGTGGAAAATACATGAGCGATACTGAACTATTAAATGCTATCAATAAAGGAAATGAATTTTTCTTTGATATGGCATACGGTATTGGAAATCCAAGACAAACATTAGGTAATACACAGCCAGGTGATGGTTACAAATATCGTGGACGTGGATACATTCAAGTCACAGGTAGAAATTGGTATAATAAAATCGGTAATGCTATTGGAGTAGATTTATTAGGAAATCCTGATTTGATTGCTACTGATGCAGTTATTGCTGCTAAAGTAGTCGCCGCATATTTGGCTATATCATTTGGCGGTAGAGGTGGTTATGCTGCAGGAATGAAGGCGATGAATAGTTTTGAAAGTTCTGAAAAAGCTCTTCAGTTCATAACATTAAATGTTGCGAGTGGTGGTGCTGGATTAAATGAAGAACTATTAGCAAAGAAATTACAAAATAGCAATTTTCAACAGCAATTATCTAAAGCTGAAGAAAAAGGTGGAAAAGCTGCGAGCGTTGCTGTTTCCAATTTAGGTTCTGGTGGAGGAGGTTCTTCAGGAACTAAATTAGCGGAAGCTGGTCCAACTCAACATGATAAAAATAAAGATACTAAAACCAATGTGATAGTTGCAGCAAAAGAAAATAACAAAGTTAATACCATAGAGAAAAAGGCAGCGTAATGATTGCAAATTTACTCAGAGGAAATGACGCAACAGTAACATCTGCCGCAGTTGGTGGAGCTGCAGCAATCACAACTATGGCATTTCGTGGGATGAAATCTTACATTCAAAAGAAAATTCAAGAACGAAAAAAGAAAAAGGTAATTGATAGAGCAAACGTAGTGTTGACAGAGCGTGAACAATTAATATCAAAAATGTTAAATGATAAACCTCAAAATAATATAGAATTATTTCAAGCAGAACCTGAAAAGAAAATGCAAGAAGAAGATGATAACAAATCGTTCTTTGGTAAATTAGCTGCCGGAATAGCAGTGATAGTTTCGGTAATCAAAAAGATGATAGGTAATGTTCTTGAAAAGATAAAATTTTTCGTTGATGCTGCATATCGCTTATGGAAGTTGATGTCTAAGATAACGACCAGTTGTTGGAAAGGTTCTATTAAAAGAATGGGATCTAAATCACAAAAAGGTCTTAAAGGATTAAAGGCAGCTGCTAAAGGTGGAATTATCGGATTAGTTGTTGGAGTTATTGCAGGAACAGCATATTATCTATTAACAAAAGAAAAAATGGAATCTGGCGGTAAAGAAGAAAAGAAAGAAAACGAAGAACCAGAAAAGCCAAGTGAAACTGTTGTTGCAGCAGCTGAAGAAAAGAAAGTTGAGCCAGCAAATATTCCAAAACAAAATATACCGAAACAAGAATCTATTCCTGCACAAAAAGCAAAACCAGATACTTCTAAAAAGATAGAAGAAAAACCTGCTGGAAAAGAACCTGCACCAACATCTGAAATTGCGCCGATTAGAGATTTATCAAAAGCTCCTGCTACTGGAGCTGCACCAGCGCCTGCTCCTAAACCATCTGCGCCTAGTGGTGGAGGATCTCCTGTTCAAAATACTCCAGCACCCGCACCAGCTCCCGCTCCATCTGGATCTCCGACTACTGCTAAACCTTCTGATGAATCAACAGCAAAAAATAATAATTCACTACCAACAGTAGATGCATCTAAAGGTTCAACAGACGGATTAATAGATGTATCTGCTACATTCGAACAAAAGTATCAGAACTTTGTTCCTAAGCCAATTAAATCAAAAGCATTTATCGTTCACCATACTGCTGGACGTGGAAAAATGGAACAAGTCGTAAGAGTATTTAAAGATAGAGGATTTCCTACACAATATATTATAGATAGACAAGCCAGTGTGTTTAGAGTATTACCTGCAGGATATGGTGGTCAACACATATTAAATGGTAGTGCTGCTGGCGCTGGTCTTAATAATAGTAACACTGAAGGTGTTGAAGTTATTGCTATGGATAATGATGATGTTACTCCAGAACAAGTTAAAGCAGGCAAACGACTGATTTCCGGATTAGGATATTCAAAGAGTCAAGTGTTTGGACATGGTGAAGTTAATCCAGGACATCGACAATTAACTGAAGGTATGGATATTGCGTATCTTTTTAGAACAGGTCAAGAAATGCATTTTTCTGAAAAGAATAAAGCTAATCATGACCAAATCGCTCTATCTAGACGTTCTACTACTGATGAACCAAAAGAAAATACAATACTGGTTCAATCAAATAAAAATAGCACAACTAATGTTGTTCAGAAAAAGGCTGCATAATGGCTGATAAGAAAAAAATAAAACTATTGCGCGAACGATTAAAATTAATCGATGACCAATTACGTGCTATCAAAGTCGCACGCATCGCTCGAGCGAGAGCAGCTGCAGATCCTGATCTTGAACGTCCAACTGACGAAGAACTTGCTAAAGAACAAGAATTATATAAACAAAGAAAACTATTAGAATGGGAGATGGATGATGAAGGTTTAGATAATGATGGTAATAGTAAAGAAAAAGAAATTACTAAATTAGGCGGAACTAAAAAAGGTTTTGGCGCATTAGGAGCAGCAATCGCTCTTGGTGGAGATAGTCATGTAGTTGCTGCGCTTGGCACATTAGCATTCGGTGCAGGAGAAGATATATTCAGCGGGGTTGGTCGAAAGAGCGGTGAGAAAAAAGCAGCACCATTATCTGCTAATAATATCGCACCTAATACTGCTAGAGGAACAAATATTCCTGGCACGCCAGCACCACAAGCAACTTCAGAATTAACGCCAGAAACTTCTAAACTTGTCGAGGCAGGTTCTCCAGAAAAAGTAGAACAAAGCGAAATGACAAATGCTGAAGCAGTAAGAGCATTTCGCGCAAGAGGCGGAGCTGCTCCTGGAGCACCAGAAAAAACTCCAACTGTTGTAGAAAAGGCAAAAGAGTTACGAGCAGCAAATCCACAGTTAACTCCTGCTGAATCTATAACACATGCAAGAAAACTTGTAGAACCAAAAGGATTACTCGGTTTAAAAACTGCTGAAACTAGAATAAACAATAGACAACAAAATTTAAGCAATAGAATTTCATCGAGCGGATTACAAACATCAAATAACATAACTAATGTCAATAATGTTGCTGCTCCAGAAATATCATCTGGTGGTCCACAGAAAACAGAAGTCGCGCCACCAGAAAATGAAATACTGAATATACTCAATAAAATATTATCTGCGTTTCAAGCCGATAATGATCGTATGCGTAAGCAAAGAAATGCTTCTGCTGAAGCTGCTCTGGAAGCAGATCCAACTCCAGACGCAAAAGGTGGTCCGGAAAAGAATGAAAAGAAATCTAATGGAATGAACAAGCTGTTGATGCTTGGCGCTATTGGTGGACTACTGGCTCTCGCATACGCATATCGTGATGAAATCTCTAAGTTGTTGGATCCTATCAAAGAAATGCTTGGTATCAAAGATCCAACTGCAGACGCTGATAAAGAAGATAACGATTTTGATATAGCTGATATGTTAGGGCTGAGCGCATTACTAGGAATGCTTGGTATTAGCGGAGTTCCTGGAGGAAAAGGTGCGGCAGGTAAACCAACTGGTGGTATGACTCCAGAACAAAAGAAAATATACGATGCTGAAAGAAAAGCAGGTAAAGGTGCTGCTGAAGCGAAGAAAACTGCGATTGAAAAAACTACTAAGCCAGGATCTCCAGTAAAAGGTGGCGGAAAACCGAAAGTAGAAAAAGGTATAATCAAAAAATTAATTGGTAAACGAATTGCTGGTGCGGCAGGTAAAGTATTGCCAGGAATTGGATTAGCGATTGGTTTATATGATATGGTCAGTAGAGTTGCTAGTGGGGATTACACTGGAGCTGCTATTGCTGCAGGTAGTGGTGCAGCAGGATTAATCCCAGGCATAGGAACTGGTGTAGCAATTGCTGGCGCTGCTGCTAATATTGCTAGGGATACGTATAAAGATGCGTATGATGTATTTCCAGAACAAGATGAAGACGGTGACGTCGCGGAAAAATACAAAGAAATATTTGATACAATTATTGAAGCTCTGACTGGTAGCAAAGTTCCAGAATTAACAGAAGAAAAGAAAAAGAATATCAATGCTGCTCTTGAACAATATAAAACAGCATATGAACAAAAGGCTGATCCTAAGAGAAGAAACAAATTAGCAGGTGATGTTAGAAAAGTTGCTCTTGCCGCTGGTTTAGATAAAGACGCTATTGAAAAAGAATTGGCAATTGCTAGAGATGCTGGATTAGGTAATGCTCCTGCAGATTCAACTCTAAGCACATTAACATCAAATCAAACAGCTAATGCACCAGCACAAACACCAGCTCCTGCTGGTCAATCATCGGCAGCACCAGCAGCAGCGCCAAGTGCTAGTGGTGCAGCTCCAGCACCTGTTGCAGCTAAAGGTGGCGGAGGATCTCCGAGTGCTGGTGGTGGCGGAGGTGGCGGTGGAGGAGGCGGAGGTGCGGCTCCAGCAGCTGCTGCAGAATCAGGAAAAGAAAGTGGCGCTCCAGAAGCATCAGCTCCAGCACCAGCAACACCTGCACCTGTTAGCCCAACGTCAGGTGAGGATATGACGGGATCTCCAGCAGCTTCACCAGCAGGACAAGAAAATTCTGGAAATGAAATAACACAAAAAACAATGGAAGCGGAAACTAGTCGTAATAGTGTAACAGTATTACCACCTATCACTAGCAATGAATCAACTAATCTTAGTGCTAATGAGGGTAAACCTCCACCAAGAACTACTACAATGAATGTTAGAATGGATGATGAAACATTCGTTAAAGCTCTAGAAAGCTGTAAACTCGCAGCATAAAAAAAGACCTGTATTTCTACAGGTCTTTTCGGAACAATGAAATTAGTCGTCTTTAGCTAATTTCTCAAACATAGCAAGAGCATCTTCATCATCATCATCTTCAAACGAAGCCTTCTTAGCTGGCGCTGATTTCGCTTCAGCTACCTTTCCTGGTTCTCGAGCCATAGCTGTTTTTGGTGCAGCAAATGGATTTTCATCTTCTTCTGTCTTAACTGAAGATTTAAGAACACGTTCTAATCGTGTAGATAATTCAGCATACGATTTGAATTGATCAAGAGCCAAAAACTTTTGTAACGCATGTTCTGATTTCCAAATCTGTTCACGTTCATCATCATCTGAACCTAATTCGCTAACATCATCGAATTCAGATTTATCATAGTTACGATAACTCTCAACATTGCGAATTTTCAATTTGAAGTTAGCGCCTTGCCACATATCAAATGGATTTATTGGTGATTCATCTTCAAACTCGGGATTCATCTTTTCGTTCAACTTGTCAAAGATTTTCTTACCGAACTTGAACAGTAACACCTTACCTTCATTTTCAGGATGAGCAGGATCTTTAACCACGTAAATATTCGCAATATAATTCAACTTGCGTTTTTGCTTACGAGCTTGTTCCTTATCTTTTTCATTACCACTATTCCATAATTTGGAATTCAATTCACCAACAGGATCTTGCTGATTGATAGTGGTTAATGAGTTTTCAATATACCAACCGCCTGCTCCTTGAAAACCATGTGACCACAATCTAACCCAAGGAACATCTTCTCCCTGTGGTGCTGGAAGAAAGCGAATAACGGCATATCCGTTACCACTCTTATCGACCTCTGGTCTCCAGAAACGATCGTCTTCTTGTTTTTTTGTTTGATTTGAGAACTTGTCTAGTTCTTTGGTGAGGCGTTCCATAGATGTTTCACGTGAACGCTTAAGTGCTGCAAATGACTCGGTCATATATTTCTCCTTATTAACGGTGTATGATTTTTTGTATTACCTTATCCACATATTCATGATATATACTATTATATAGTAATCAACTCACGAATACTTTACGCATCGTTTTAATTAATTCTTTTTTGTTGACAGTGATGAATGGCGAATACTTTCTAATATATTTGCTAACGTCTGGCCAAATAATACTATCACTTATATCTCTGTCCCACTTAGGAAGATAATTTAAAACGACATTCGAAGCAATCATAGTTTCTATGTTTATCTTTTTTCCAAGATATAACTTTAAGATTTCTGGATGCTCACCTCGAATTGGTTCCCACAAGTCAGCAGGATTTTCGGTTTTCATTTTATCTTTTGCTATCAGTAAATCCTGTTCAAACATATATGAAAAAGATTGCATTTTCTTTTTCCATCCCATATATATTTTTTCTGATTCAATAGATGATAAATCACCAACCCACTTGACCTTACTGCCTTCTACGAAATTAGAAACAAAGAAATTCGTTAAATCTTCATCAGAGTATCGTCTTTCTAATTTACGAAAAAAGAAACTGTCCTTTCGCTTATCGAATGATTCATTGGTAGCAGCACGTGTTTTTCCACCATAACGAAAATAATCGTAGTCTGATGTAAAATGTAACTTTAACGCAAGATAGCGTTGAAATGCTTTTGTGCCTTCCATAATCATATCGGTAATCTAGCTGACCGCTTCTTTACTTTCAAAAGATTTAATGACGTCGCTTCGTTCTTAATTAGCTTCTTCATTTTATTGTTTATTAATTTTGGAACACTTTCATATTCCAATTTAATTTCTTCGCATATCAATACGATAGCATCCATATATGATACGCTCTTTTCTTGAACAGTCTTTTCAACTAATTCGAGAAATCTATCTTGAGTTATAAAACCTAATTCTTGTTCCAATTTATGTTCCAGTATTGGTTAAAGTTTCCATTGCGCCTTTGTTATCTTTATAGTATTGTTCAGCATATGACGGATCATTAACATCTACAATACATTTAAATACAATAACAGATCTTAAACGAAAACAAGTTTTGGTAACTGGCATAGCGCGATGTTGCATTTTAGCGGGAAACACAATAGCTCTATTATGAACATATCCATTGTAATGCATTATGTCAGTTTTAGCATCATTATAAAATGCAGTGCCGCCATCCCACATTATATTCCAATTAGAGCAAGGATAATATATCGCTGTATAATCACCATCATCAGTATGAACTAATCCATCCACGCCATACGTGTGCGCATTCGCATACGCTCGCGTGAAGTCACATTTAAATCCAGTAGATTGCTTAATTCCCTTTTGAATCATTTTCCATAGATACATTATATTTGGATATTGTGTATCTAATTTAAGAAGAGTTTCTTTAGTCGGAGCAGGCATAGATGTTGTATCTTGAAAATAACTATGATGCCAATGCCATTGGTTGTGTGGATTATCCAATTTATTATTAGCAGAACGCCACCCTGATCTCCACTTAATACCGTCAACGTCTTTTTCTACAGCAGCAGCCATTTCCGGAATCAGCAGTGAATTATAAACGTGAATCATGAATTACTTTTTCAGCGCATAGGTAATACAAATCGCACCAGGCTGTGTTTCATATGCACACTTAACTGAGAGCGGATCAATACCTTTGGTGATAGCTTGTTCAATATTCTTCGACATTAAATTTCTATCATTAATACAGTATGTCGTTACCGATACAATCACGATAACAATTAAACTAACCAATGAAACTCCCATCCAATCAATTTCTTTCATAATCTTAACTCCCGTGTTTTATCATCTAAGTCTCCACGCTTCTTATAAAAGATATGTCGACCTATCTGAGTAGTTTTAGGTAATCCCCATCCTGGATTCACGTAATCTGCGTGATAGTATGTGGCACCATCTGTAACATCGTTCATCATCTCATAATTCATTAACACTCTAACAGATAATTCAAGTATACTATTATATAATATACTATCCCTAACTGTCAAGAGTTTATTCATATTATGCTGTTCGCACACCCATGAAAACTGACAAACATTATGTGTTTTCTGATGCACTACGCTACAGACGGTAGGCGCATAATTTCCCGAAACAACTCTGTTTAGAGTTACAAGTGCAACTGCTACCTTACCAACTTCTGGTTCATGTCCCGCTTCAAAGTAAATATTATCTGCTAAACATTTTACTTGCTGCTTAACAGGTTCAGTCAAACTTTTATACGGAACATTAATGGGTAAGAAATAGGTATTTGAAACATTTACTGATAATAGTGCAACAGAAAGTGTGACAAGGATACCCATCATGGTTAATGGTATTCGCATTGTTTTCCCCTTTATTTTGGTAGGTTATTCTGTTACGAGGAAACCTACCGAAACCCTAAGCAGCGTTTAGGCTGCTAATGCGAACTGTTCGTCGTTTGCGTTTACGTTGTTTTACTTTTAACGAGTATCTGTCTCGTGCTGTCTGCTTCGTTACTTATTGTCCTGTCGAAACTATTCACCCCCATCAGAAGCACACTTAAGAAATATGCTTTTGGTGGAGGTGGGGGGATTCGCACCCCCGTCCAGAACACCTTTTACTCTACTTCATACAGCAATTCTACTTAGAACGATACTTTCATTCCTGCAATAATGGAGTTACCATCAGAGGTCGACACACGTGACTGACCCATTTGATGACGATAGTCAACTGTAGCAGCAACAGTTTTGGTTACTGGATACTCAGCACCAATACCTGCTAATAAAGCATAACCGTCTTTACCTTTGTCGTTATCAATCATTGATCCGCCAGCTTTAACAGCAAGCTGAACAGGACCAACTTTAGTTACATCAATTGAGCCAATGAGACTGTAGCGTGCTTGATCAACAGCGCCTTTAGAGGTGCTATCGTATCCAGCAGTAACGCCCATCTTGCCATATTTTTGACCAACAGTCACGCCATAATAATCACGGTTTGTTTTTCCGCTATAATCATGAGTTGTGTTGATGCCGATATCGACACTTTGTGCTGACGCTACAAATCCCAATAATGCTAATGTTAAAATAACTCTCTTCATATTAACTCCTTTAATTTATTTTATTACTTCTTTACTGCATCCTTCGCAGCTTCTACTTTTTTTTCTACCTTCTTTTCATCTTTCTTTACTTCCTTCTTCACTTCTGCTACAGCAGGTGTTTTTGCTGGCTCAGCAGCGAAACAGTTTAAAACGAATACGGATAAAATTGCAGTAATCAATGTTTTCATTTGTTTTTCCTTAGAAAAAAATTAAAGTAGACTAACAATTCATCAGCTTCGCCACTATCATTACAGCACGAGATATCATTGGATATCGGTAACTGGTGATTAGTAAAGACTAACTAAAGATAGATTTTAAAGAGATCTATCAACTCTCAAAAACAACCATAACAAATTAAAACTCAATTGGTTAAGTATTTATTATACTCTAATACTAATGGATTGTCAAGGATTATATTCAGCGAGATATTCCATTAGAATTGGCTTATATTCACTTGTATCCTTAACAAATATGCTTGGTGGTTGATATTCATTTGCTATAACAACAACGATTTTAGGTGTATCGATACCAGTAAGTTCTTCAAACATAATAGCATACGCTGTGCATTGTAGAAAATAATCTAATATATCATTTTCTTTTTTTACTCTTGTTGAAGTTTTAATATCTATTACAGAATTGTAATCATCCCAAGTTCCTATGATATCAGTTCTTCCTGCTAATTTCAACGTGTCAGATAATAATGCAACTTCAATGGCTCTAACAACTTTTAGATGTTCTTCAATACAAGGCTGAATACTTTTAAACATAGATGCTGGTAATGGCATCACTCTACGATAATCAACTGGAATGTTCATAACAAAATCTTCAACCAGCTTATGAACATTAGTCCCACGATTCGCAGCCATTGTAGATATTCTACTGGCTTGCTTTTCACCTACTCTACGACGCCATTCATTTAGAGCCACTATCTTTTCTTTTCTCTTACCCAAGATAGTGGTGACGGATGGATATTTTTGTCCGTTAGAACCCAAATAAAATCTACCATTTTCCGTTTGAACAGTATTTAGTTCAGGAAGCAAAACTAACTCATGTTTAAATGTCAAACAATACCCTCTTCTAATCTAGCTTCAATATATTCTTTAACTAAGGCGGATCTCACGATATCATCTTTGCTAAATTCTATAAATTCAAAGCTGTTCATTCTATTAACAATGTTCATGAACGTTTTTAACCCTTCACGCTCATGACTCTTATATAAATCACTTTGTCTAAAATCGCCACAGAAAATTATTCTACAACCTTCACCGCATCTCGTCATGATGGTATCTAATTCTACGAATGTTAAATTCTGACATTCATCAACAACGATTGTATTATTATGAAACGTCAATCCTCTTAAAAATGATGTAGTTGAAAATTCTACGAATCCACGTTTCTTCAATTCATTATATGCACCTTTGAATCTAAACAACTCACTACACATCATATCATATGGTTGCTCATACACGGCAATCTTTTCTTCCATTGAACCAGGGAGAAATCCGATATCTCTTGTTGGAACAACGCTACGAATGATAACAACAGGTTTATCTATACGTCCCTTGAGTGTAGATTCTAAAGCAAGATATAATGATATAAATGTTTTTCCAGTTCCAGCAACTCCATGCAACATTAAATTTTTACCAGATTCGTATGCTCGAAAAGTTTTTTCTTGATTTTCGGTTATTGGATCTACATCGAATAGTGAAAAATTAGCAGCCTCTTTTGTTCGTTTTACTGTCTTTTTTGTTTTCTTTAACGAATAACTATCTTCATAGAAGTTAAGACTGGCTGCATTGTGCATAGACGACTCCTTGTTAGTTGAAGCAAAGAGAAGTCCCTATTAATAGGTATCAATAGTGCTCCTCCGATTGTTTTTCTTTATTGTTCTTAGGATGTCTCGAAAACTATCATCTGGCTTGTTCTTGCCATGCGCAACACCTGATACGGTAGCTGCGGCTCCTCGATGCACGAGGGATTTAGATGGATTAGTTTTCAACAACTCTTCCATCTCAGAAATACGCATAAGGATTTGCTCCTCATGACCTGTTTCGTTATCTTTAATAATGTATGTAGGCATTCATCATTCCTGTTAGTATAATAGTATTTAGCGAATCCAACTCGGTGTTGGTCGGTTTTTCCATGAGAACATTCTCTGCTTATCACCGAGATAGTAATTTTTATATGATTGAACAGAATCGCCAAAAACTTTATAATTATCTGGCATTGCGGGTGTAGGTTCAGACCAGTTACCTGATAAAATATTCTTTGGAAAATTATTCTTAAGAGTTTGCATTAATCCACTAGATTCAACTTTATGAACTCTACCATAACGGTAAGTATATTCAATACAAAGCATCTCAAGTAACTCTGCAAGCCAAATGTAATTAGGAATAGATTGTCTCACCCAAATAGCGGAAGGGTGATTGATATGAGTAGCACTATACAATATGCCATCACGATTGTCTGAAATTTCATACCGTGTCTGTTTTCTTCCAGATTTAGATAATCCAACAACTTGAATACCATCAAGAACA